ATATATATGGTATTATAGAATTGTCTATAATTTAACACCAAATAAAGGAGACTAAATGACACTAAGAGAGAAGATGAAGATCTGCGGAGTCAGTGTAAAGGATGTTTCTAATCATGTTCCTGAAGCAAGTTATCCTGCAGTGAGCAATATCTTAAATGAAAAACTATCAGAAAGAGTTTTCTGTATGTCTGAGAAATTATGTCAAGAGAGAGCACAATCATTAAAAAAGAATCTCGAACAAATATGATTGTTTAAATCACAACCAGTTGAGAAATGGAGTTCCAATGGCTAAAACTAGAAACTGTTCAGTATGTGAAATAACACTAACACCTCCAAAGACAAAGTTTTGCTCTGAGAAATGCTATCTACAGGAGAAGCAAGCAAAAGCAAAAAAGAGAATTGCTATGATGCGCAGGATGAAACCTGCAATCAAGTGCAGTATGTGTAATAAAGATTTTTTTCCTCTAAGAGCAGATCATACTGCGTGCTCCACACCGTGTTCCAAGCAACAAGCAAAGCAGAAAAGACAGGATCGTCTTGCAAAAATTCGGAGGTTTGGAAGGACAAAACCTATGGAATCAATATTTGAAAGCGACATTAAAGACAGGAAGCACAGGAAGATCTTCCTTGCTAAACAATTTATACCTTTGAGTACATTAGTTACAGAGTGTACTTTTAATCCATCTGATAAAACAAAACAAGAAGTTCAAAAGTTCCTAGAGAATGGTGGAAAGATAACTAAATTCTCTGACTCTCCTCCAAATAAAACTCCAGATGCACTTCCACATACCAGACAGATCCGAGAGGATATGAGCGTATATGGAATTGAATATGAACCTGAAGAAATAGGATTCAGTCATGCTAGTTAATATAGATCCAGTTTCTTGTCCAAGACAAAACAGATCTGATCGTTGGAAGAAGCGTCCTGTTGTAGTTCGGTATCGTGCTTATAGTGATGCACTACGTCAAGCATGTCTTGAAAAGGACTTTGTTCTTGGTGAGAAAATATATCTTGAGTTCCATATTCCTGTACCAAAGTCATGGTCACAGAAGAAGAAGGATCGAATGATTGGATCTCCACATAAACAAAGACCCGATACTGATAACCTCTGCAAAGGAGTGATGGATTCTCTTCTTCCTGAAGACTGCAAGGTCTGGCACATTGAAGCAAAAAAGTTCTGGAGCGAAACTGGAATGATCTTTATAGATAACAGAAAATGATTAAGCTGAATTCAATGAGGTATCATCCTCAAAGGTCTGGACGCAAGGAAGACAATGAGGATTTTGATTTTCATAAGTTCCTTACTGAATCACTATTGAATGAGAGTGATATTAAATTGCTTTTGACTCACAACTTAACTTCATTAAATTCTGGAACAGGAACAGGACAAGACATGGAAAAATTATCGGAAGAAGAGATTATTCATGTTCTTCAATATTTTGACAAAGCACCAGAAATTCATCCAGATAATTATTATGGTAAAAAAGGTGAAAGCGTATAAACCAATTCCAAAAGAAGTTCTCTGGTATGCAGAAGAGAGAGTCAATGAAATTCCTATACTTAATAATTCTATGCGAGGAAAAAAAGCAAACCTAATTGGATCAGTTGGAGAAGTCCTGTTTGAAAAGTTCATAAAGGAGAATGGACTCACTCTGGAAAAGGAAACAGGTGAGGAGATGTATAACCATGACTATGTTATTGAAGGTAAATTCAAAATAGATGTGAAGACTAAAGACAGGACTGTTGTTCCAAAGAGTTATTATGACTGCTCAGTTGAAACTCAATCAAAACAGAAACCAGACTTTTATTATTTTGTTTCTCTTCTCAGATCTGGAGACTGGAGAGATTTTAAGGAAGGATACATGCTTGGAGCAATCGACTATAAGACTCTGCATGAGAAAGGAGAAATATGGAATAAAGGTGACACTGATGCAAGGAATGGAATGCGGATCAGAAGAGACTGTATCTCCATCGAAATAAGTAAGCTGATTACTAATAATGAATTTATTGAAATAATAAAAGGAGGAGTATGATTACACCATCTGAACAGACTGAACTTAATAACCGAGTTACAGAGTATAAGCGTGAATCAGATCAAGCAGTCAGGAGAACAATGCTTGGTGGAACAAACGCAAGTACCATTGCAGGAGTTAATCCTTTTTCAAACAAGGTTCTACTCTGGGAAGAGAAAACTGGAGTAACTGAGCCAGATGATATTTCTTCCATAGAAAAGATAAGGTGGGGTGTGCTCTTGGAAGATACGATTGCAAGAGAGTACGCTTTTAGAACAGGAAAGAAAGTCAGGAATGTTAACCGTACTCTATACCATCCTGATTATAAATTCATTGGTGGACATATTGATAGAAAGATTGAAAATGAAGAAGCAGGACTTGAAGTGAAAGCAGTTGGTCTTCGTCAGTCTTCTTACTGGACTGGTGAAATTCCTAAGTATTACGAGATGCAGGTTCTCCATTACCTTGCAATTACTGGATATGAATACTTTGATGTTGCCGCTTTAATTGGTGGACAGGAGCTACGGATCTTCACAATAACAAGAGAAGGTAACGAACAAAGAATTGATAAACTTATCAAGGATGAGGTTAAGTTCTGGAAGGAATATGTCTTAAAGAAACAACCTCCTCCTCCAGAATCAACGGACGAAACTGCTCTGTTATATAAAACAGATCTTCTGGATAAAGTTGCTTACCTTAACCTATCAGATAATCATTTAGTAAGTGAATATCACGAAAATATAAAATTCATAAAGGAGAAGGAAAAGAGGAATGATGGAATAAAAACGATTTTTCAAAATACCATGAAGGATGCTCAGATACTTGAGGATTCATCTGGTGAACGGGTCGCTACTTGGAAGACTCAAACTCGTTCAAGTCTTGACCAGAAACAGATGAAAATTTCTGAACCTGAAATTTGTGCAAAGTACACAAAGGAACAGACTATAAGGAGATTTTCAGTTAACTCTAAAAAGGAGAGTAATGAGCAATAATAAAATAACCTTAGACTCTATTGTTAAAGGTAAACAGGAAAGACCAATCAGACAAGTTGTCTATGGATTGGATGGAGTCGGAAAGACTCGATACATGTGCAGTGCAGATGATCTGATTGCACTGGACTTAGAAGGAGGAATGTCTGAGCAGGATGCTCAATCTTTTCCTCTGCATGACAAGAGCATCACATTTGAAGATGTTACTGAGTCATTGCGTATTATTTTTTCAAACTACAAGAAACTTGGAATCAAGACAGTTGGTGTTGATTCACTGGACTGGTTGGAATCCAAGATTCATGCTCACGTTTGTAAGACTGCTAATGTCGATTCAATCGAGCAGATCGGGTTTGGAAAAGGATATGTCATGGCTTTAAACCACTGGCATACGTTTCTCTCTGGACTCGATTCTCTGAGAGCATTAGGTATGGATATTATCTTGATTGCACATTCGCAGATCGTGAAGATTGATGATCCAACTTCTGAATCGTATGATAGACACGACCTTAAACTCGATAAGAGAGTTCGAGGAGTTGTGCGTGAATGGGCAGATTTTGTTTCTTATGCTCAATTTGAAACTCACTCCTTTAAAGCAGGGGAGAAGTTTGGTCAGTCGGTGTATAAAGCAACGACTACTGGAAACAGGATCATGCACACAATCCAGCAACCAGCATTTGAAGCAAAGAGTCGAGTAGCAATACCGTCTCCTATTCCACTGGACTGGAAAACTTTTAAACAAGAAATTGCAACTGCAAGGAAAGGATAATTATGGAATTAAATTTTGATGCAACTCAAATTGAAGGAGCAGATATTCCTCAAGATTTTGGAGCACTTCCAGATGGTAAGTATCTCGTACATATAGTCGAGACTGAAGAGAGAATGTCAAACTCTGGTAACAAGTATCTTAATCTCCAACTTCAAGTATTAGAAGGAAATTATAAGAACAGGTATTTGTTTGATATTATTAACCTCTGGCATCCAAAGGAAAATGTGCGTGACATTGCAAACCAAACTATGGCGAGCATCTGTCGTGCTACTAATGTCCTTAAACCTTCCACGTCAGAGGAGCTTCACCATAAACCACTCATGGCAGTGGTTTCATGCGAGAATGATGAACAGTATGGAGATCAGAATCGCATAAAGAAATACCTTCCTAATCAAACTTCCGGCACTCCAAAGGAGCAGATTGACGGAATATTAGGACTACCGAAACGAGGAGAGGAACCAGATAATTCGTCTGAACCAGTGAAGGACGACATCCCTTTCTAATGTTTGGAAACCAAAAAGAACTGCGAGTTTTGCGGAGCACGATACGTTCCTAAGAACTCGCAGTACAAAACTCAAAAATATTGCACTAAGTCTTGTAAGGATCGAGCTTACCGAAAGCGTGAATCCTTGAAAGATAAACCACGAAAAGGTGGTTATCCTAGAAGGACTTATTTAAAACTCTGGATGAAAGCAAGGAATGAAGATTTTACTGTTCCTTGTCATTACTGTAGCAAGCGTTTGTATCCAGATGATTTTTGTATTGATCACAAGGTCGCTATAAAATTTCTCAAGACAAGAGAAGAAATCATGGACGAATCGAATTTAGTTATCTCATGTTGGAATTGTAATCATAAAAAAGGTTCAATGAGCTATACTAAATTCCTCAAGTTAAAAGAGAAGGAATATGAATAAACATACTAAAGAGTATTTAGCAACTCAGAAGAGAGTTGAAAAAGGAAAAGAAGCAGTGGAACGAAGGAAAAAGAAGTCACTGGAAAGTTACAGGTGCTATTTAGCATATATGATTAATAGGAAAAAGTTGTGAATATGGTCAAGGTATTCGTACCTGATACAACCTTTCCTTTCAACAGAGAGAGATCTAAGCATCCAATTTTATGAAAATACTCACTTCAAACGTAAAAAAGGACGAATTTACCGAAAGAGCATCAGAAGCATTCGATTTTGAGTTTGATGGTCAAACTTCATTTGAATGTTTTGATAAGCCTCCTGTTCCTGAAAAATTTACTATCGGATTGATAATGGGTCCTTCTGGATCTGGCAAGTCGTCACTCCTCAGAGAATTTGGCGCAGAGAAAATTCCTCAGTGGAATCCTGAATTAGCAATCGTATCTCATTTTGATAATCCAGATGATGCAATGGAAAAATTATCTGCAGTTGGTTTTAATTCAATTCCATCTTGGTTACGTCCATATCATGTACTATCCACTGGAGAAAAATTCCGTGCTGACTTAGCAAGAAAATTGGAAGACGGTGCAGTGATTGATGAGTTCACTTCAGTTGTGAATCGTGATGTTGCAAAATCTGCTTCTTATGCAATCTCCAAATATATCAAGAAGAAGAATCTCAAGAATATTGTCTTTGCAAGTTGTCATGAAGACATCAAGGAATGGTTAGAACCTGAATGGACATTTGATACATCAGATGGTAGTTACACCATCGGGAGGTGGATTCAACGGTTGCCTATTCGACTTGCAGTCTATCGATCCACGAGATCAACATGGAAAACCTTTGCTCACCATCACTATCTAAGTGGAGATCTTAACAATACAGCAAAGTGTTACCTATGTTACTGGGACAACAAGATGGTTGGATTTAATGCGACACTCTATTTTCCGGGCTATTTTCCTCCATTGTTTGAAGGAGATAAAAGACCTGCTGTTCGTGCAAGTCGGACTGTTATACTTCCAGACTTTCAAGGACTTGGACTTGGAGTCAGGTTTTCAGATGCAATGGGTCAGATCTACTTGGATCAAGGTTACAGGTACTTCAGTAAGACTGCACACTTCAGGTTTGGAGAGTACAGAGACAAGGTTGACTGGTGGAGAGCAACCTCAACCAACAGGACGAAACCACATATAGGAAAGAAGAAAGAATTTAATCACTGGTTGCCAGACGCCATACGAATTTGTTATTCACACGAATTCATTGGAAAGAGAGGTAACAAATATAGAGAGCTATATGAAAAGGAGAGAAAATGAATATTAGCTTTTTCAGATCTGCGTTATCAAAGAATCATTCTCTGATTGGTGCAGATGAATTATTTGACAATATACGTCAAGGTACATGGAAGAACGAAATCAATGCACTCAGAGAGTGTTTGAGAGACAATGGAAAGGAATCCTACAATAAGAAGAAGAAGCTTCTGTTTGCAGTAACACTTTCTGGACATTTTAAAGGACGAACTGAACTCGTAGAATATTCAGGACTGCTTCAAGGTGACATCGATGGAGTCGAAAACCCAGATCTGCTGAGAGATGAACTTAGCCTCGATCCGCATGTTAGAGCATCCTTTATTTCACCTTCCGGCACAGGAGTTAAGCTCGCTATTGCTGTTCCTCACGACCCAGATAATCACACTGAATACTTCTACAATGCAAAGAAATACTTCATGGAGAGACATGGAGTATCACTTGATAACTCCTGCAAGGACATTAACAGACTGATGTTTGTAAGCTATGACGAGGAGATCAAAGGAAACGTAGAAGCAGTACCACTGACAGTTGGAACTAACGCAGAAGTTGAAGGTGAAGACATAGCTGATACTATCTCCAGCAACAGTGCTGGAGACGTGTTCTTTGATGCAACTCAAGTGTTTGAGGATAATACAAAGACTGACTATGAGAAAGCACAAGTTGCGCTACAGAACATATCACCAGAGGACTACCACACATGGTTCAAGGTTGGATGCTCGCTTAAAGCGTTGCTAGGTGAGTCTGGTTTCGCTCTCTGGAACTCGTGGTCTGCTCAGTCAGACAAATACAACCAGAGTGAAATGCGCTACAAGTGGAACACCATTTCACAGGAAGGTGGAGTTGGTGCAGGTACAGTTATGCAACACTTTGATGGCAGCAGCCTTTTCGCTGCGCAGCCTATAATGCCTACTCAGCGACCAAAAAAAGCAAGAGATACAGAAATAAAAGAAGAACTTGCACCACTGGATGCATCAATGTGCTATCCAAAAGGACTGGTAGGAGACATGGTAAAATTCATCTGCGAAAATTCACGGTATCCTCAGCCAACGCTTGCGCTACCTGCATCTCTGACGTTTGTTGGAACTCTACTTGGAAGGAAAGTATGTACAGTTGACGACATCAGACCAAACCTTTTTACAGTGGGTCTTGGACGGACAGGAATTGGTAAAGAATCAGCACGGAGTATCATAAAGAAGATCTACTCAGACCTAGAGATTAATGGATTTGGCGCAGAAAAAGTATCATCTCGGACAGCCATTGAGAGAGTTTTATCAGCTACTCCATCGAGCTTATTCCTTTTTGACGAGTTCGGCAAATACGTTGCGTCAATTCTAGGAGAGAAATCCTCTGGTCATGTAAGAGATGTGATGACCACGCTGATGGAGATCTACACTTCGTCTGCGACTACCTTCTTTGGAACTGATAAAGCAAACGCAAGAGAAAATCCACGCTTCGTAATCAGTCAACCACATGCTAACATCTATGCGACCTCCACACCAGAAAGCTTCTGGGACGGACTCACACACACTGCTGTCAGAGATGGAAGTCTTAACAGGTTTCTCTTATTCAATGCACAGGAGAGACACCAGAGACAGATGACACAACGTATCAGACGTACACCAGATCACATAAGAGAAAGCATCCTGCGACTGTATAACCTCTCGGAAAACATTGCTATCTCGTCAAGAGGAAAGGTTTATGATCCTAATAAATTTATTGATCACTTTGGAGATTTCGTCAATGAAACAACTCGCTTCTTTGAGCCGATGCATCGAGACTTCGGTGAAATAACCTGCGATCCTGATCCTATGCCGATAAAGTATTCTACGGATGCTTTGGAGGTTTTTGACAGGTTTGAGGACATAACTCTGGAGAGAGCAGACAAGAAAAACTCAACTGCATCAATGTGGGTCAGATCCTCTGAGCACTCGAAAAAGATTGCATTGATAATTACTGCTTCCAATCTGCTAAATGAAATTCCTCTGGAGATCTCAATATATTCTACTAATCTGGTGGAGGTACTAATGAGAAATGCTATCCGTGAAATTGCATCACATCTCTCTGATAATTTTGCAGAGAAAGAAAGCAAACGTGTTGAAAGGATAATTGCAGAATATGGTGAAAAAGGTGTGACAATGAGTGAATTAACTCAGCGCACAAGATTTGTGAAGTCTCGACAACAGAGAAAGAATATCTTGGAGGATTTGTATGAAGCTGAATTGATTAATTTTGAAAGTCGCACCTCTAAATCTGGTAAAGATACGACTTTCTATTTTGCAGAGTAAAGACTAGTTTCTTAATGCTTCTAAATCTTTCTTAATTCTCTCTTCAACTGCAGAAGACAAGAAAGATATACTGGTGAACTTCAAACCAGTTTCTTTCTGCATACGCTTGATGTGTTTATC